ATGGATCGCACTAGGCTAGGTCTGAAGGATAAGGCTTTTGCCTCCGGCGATGTCCACGATATAACCTTCGCCGAGTTTAGACAACGCTTTTTAAATTCTAAGACTTTCGGTCATCAGCAAAATATCGTAGATGTAATTGAGGGCCGTGAGCCTTCGTGGCTACACCCATCTATGAAGTATGAGCCAGGCCTATCTGATAATAGAATCCTTATTAACATTCCGCCAAACCACGCCAAGTCTATGACGATAACCGTTGACTATGTTACTTGGCAGGTAGCTCGTAATCCTAACTTTAGAGTCTTGATAGTATCCCAGACTCAACGCCTAGCCTCCGACTTTCTCTACGCCATAAAGCAACGCCTAACACATCCAATGTATCAGGACCTTCAGAGTGCATATGCTGCTGGCGTAGGGTTCAATTCTAAGTCAGCCTCCTGGCAAGCAACTCGAATCACCTTTGGTGATGAACTACGTGAGTCCGGTGAAAAAGACCCGAACATCGAGGCTGTTGGTATCGGCGGTCAGATTTACGGTAAACGTGCCGATATGATTATTGTAGACGACGCCGTTACCCTCTCTAACGCAAATGACTTTGAACGCCAGATCAAGTGGCTAACGCAGGACGTTAGGTCCCGTCTTAACCCTACTGGTAAATTAATTATTATCGGCACAAGAGTAGCCTCTGTAGATCTCTACAAGGAACTACGCAGCGAAGATAGATACCCAGGCGGCCTAGTCCCTTGGAAGTATCTGGCAATGCCAGCTCTGCTTACGGCTGATGAAGACCCCGACAAGTGGGAGACTCTTTGGCCCTACTCTGATGCACCATTCGATGGGCAGACCGAAGTAGAACTAACACCAGATGGCCTATACCCTCGCTGGTCTGGACGTAACCTTTATAACGAACGCCAAGCAATGGACGCTTCTACTTGGGCTTTGGTATATCAACAACAAGATGTATCAGAGAACGCATCCTTTGACCCAGTATGTGTTCGTGGTTCTATTGATGGTATGCGCAAGGCCGGTCCATTGGTTGCCGGACATCCTGGACATCCACGAGATTTAAACGGCTTTAGTATTATCTGCGGTTTAGATCCTGCGATGATTGGTGATACTGCAGCTATCTGCTATGCCATTGACCGATCAACCAAGAAAAGGTATATCGTAGATGCTATTAAGATTAGCCGTCCGTCTCCAGCCGCTATCCGTAATCTTATTTTTGATTGGACATCCCTCTACTCACCGAGTGAATGGATCGTCGAAAAGAACGCCTTCCAATCTTTCTTAACACAAGACGAAGGTATCCGCCAACACTTAGCCTCTAAGGGTGTGCAGTTTAAAGAACACCATACTGGTAGCAATAAGTGGGATAGCGGATTCGGTGTAGCTTCTATGTCTACCCTATTTGGCACCAAGCAGTTTGATGGCAAGCACCATAGAGATAATCTAATACATCTGCCTTCAGATCAAACCGAGAACATCAAGTCTTTAATAGAACAATTAATTACTTGGACGCCTACCACTAAGGGTAAGACCGATATGGTAATGGCTCTTTGGTTCTGTGAGATTAGAGCAAGAGAAATGATTAACTATGGTAACTACGCTACTCACCATATGAAAAACCCGTTCCTATCTCGCCACGAGGTAGGTAAGCGAACAGTCATCAACTTAGATGAAGCCTTCGCAGAACAAAACAGAATGAAAATAATCTAAGGAGAAGACAATGGGCGCACTAAACGATAAAGTTCGCAAAGCACGTGGTAAAGCAACTGATTTAGAATCATATATTACTGCCAACGAAACAGTAACCCGTAATGCAAAAACAGCAGGAGTGCGTCTTTCTATGGCAGAAGAACGTGCAGCTACAAAAATTCTTAAACCACGCGTTAAACTTGATCGCGGTAAGACAGCCGCTCGTGGCGCAGCTATTGAAAAAGTCCAAGCAAAGAAGCAAGCGGCAAAGCGTATGAGCGCTGCCACTGGCAACGTATCTAAGCCTGCTACTAAAAAAATTACAGCAGCAAAGAAGCCTTCAACAAAATCTAAGTAAGGAACCCCATTGCTATCAGTCAAAGAAGTAGACGCTAAAGTATCGCGTCTGAAATCGCGCTCTGCAGCGCGAGATCAGCGTATGCGCGATGTCCTTTCCGTGCGTCAGGGCGATATCTCTAAGGTATTCCCATCTATGTTCTCAGAGGAATATCCAAAGCCTCTAGTCGCAAACTTCATTGACGTAGCAGCACGTGACCTTGCAGAAGCTATGGCGCCACTGCCATCCTTTAACTGCTCAGCAACCAATATGGTTTCCGATGCGGCACGTAAGGCAGCAGATACTAGAACTCGTATTGCCAACTTCTATGTAACCAACTCTGATTTACAACTACAGATGTATACCGCAGCCGACTGGTATAACACCTACGGTATGTGTGTTGGTATGGTTGAGATGGATTACGATGACAACAATCCTCGTATCCGTATGCTCAATCCATTTGGCACCTACCCAGAGTTAGATCGCTATGGTCGCACCTTATCCTTGACACAGATAATTGTTACCGATGCTGAATCCTTAGCAGCGCAATACCCAGAGTATTACGACCAAATACTAGGTCGCAACCAGTATCAATTATCTTCCCCTTATATCTCAATGGTTCGCTACCACGACAAAGAACAAGACTTGCTTTATTTACCAGAGCGTAAGAATCTAGTTTTATCTCAAACTAAAAACGTTCTTAACCAATGTATGGCACGAACAGTTATGCGTTCATCTCTTGACGGTGAAGCACGTGGTCAGTTTGATGATGTGCTATCAGTGCAACTTGCACGTGCTCGTTTTGCTATCCTTCAGATTCAAGCTGCTGAAAAATCTATTCAAGCACCTATTGCTATTCCACAAGATGTGCAAGAGTTGGCCCTTGGCCCAGACTCTATTATGCGAACATCTAATCCGGCAGGTATCCGTCGAGTTCCACTAGAACTACCTGCAGGTGTATTCACAGAATCTGGCGTCCTAGAGCGTGAACTACGTCTTGGTGCTCGTTATCCTGAATCACGATCAGGAAACATTGACGCATCTGTTGTTACAGGTCGCGGAGTGCAAGCGCTACAGGCTGGCTTTGATACACAAATTAAAGCAGCACAAGCACAGTTTGCAAGATTATTTACAGAACTTCTTAGTGTTTGTTTTGAAGCAGACGAAAAAATCTTTGGCGGTATCCCTAAGACAATCAAGGGAAGCGATGATGGCACACCTTACGTGCTTAAATACACCCCTTCTCGTGATATTAAGGGTGAGTATGGGATAGATGTCCGCTACGGCATTATGTCTGGTATGGATCCTAACCGCGCAATTATTGCATTACTACAAATGCGTTCAGACAAACTTGTATCACGCGACTATGTTCGTCGTGAAATTCCTATGGACCTTAACGTTACACAAGAGGAGCAACGTGTTGACATTGAAGAGATGCGCGATTCTTTGCGGGTTGCTGTTGCTCAGTATGCTCAGGCGATACCGGCTCTCGCGGCGCAAGGCCAAGACCCTACTCAGATTATCAGCCGCATCGCAACTGTTATCCAAGGTCGCCAAAAGGGACAAGCCTTAGAAAACATTATTGAAAAAGCATTTACCCCAGAACCACCTCCAACCCCAGAGATGCCACCTATGGCACCAGGTATGGAACAACAGATTCCAGCAGCAGGTGCGGCCCCCGCTCCTGCCTCGCAGCAACCTCCACAAGAACAAGCTGGTTCGGCCCCTGCTGCTGGTCAACGTCCCGATATAGCCCAACTACTCGCTGGTATTACCGGCGCAGCTTAAACGAGGGAGGTGTAAATATGAACAAAGGATCTCGCGCAGCAGCGCCTATGTCTAAGCCAACCGAAGGCAAGAAAGATACTTCTAAGCCAGCAGGTGGAAAGGTATTCTTCGGAATAACTCCAGCAGGACGTAAAGGAACCGCAGTTAAAAAAGGATAATGTTTTTAAAAGAAAGGTGCTCTGGGTGATTAACGAAGATGATTATGTTCCTCGCCCAGTGCGCTTTCTTGACTTCATAGTAATAGGCGCAGGTTTTATACATAATTTAGCAAGATCATTTGAAACACTAACAGGTGAACTAATGGAGTTATCCATTTATCATTCAAACCAAAAGACCCAAGTCAATCGAGCTTGGGAAGATATGTCAGCAGATTTAGAAAAATTACAGGAGGACAAATAGTGAGTATGATGAACCCACTCGCAGGTCCAGCAGGTCCTGGCAAATTCTCAACACGCACTGATAATTTACAGATGCCGTCACAATTTTATGGAGAAGGCGTAGAGACTGCTGCTATTAAAGCCGGTGCTCCGCTTGCAAAGACAGGCGATGTAACTCCATCTCAAGCGCCTTTAACTGGTCTTTACGAAAAGACTCAAAACCCTGACCAACCAATTACTGCTGGTATTGATATGGGTCCTGGTCCTGGTTCTGAAGCGCTAGCTATGGCACAACCTTCTGGAAAATTGTCCGACACACTTGCTGTCTTGCTTCCTTATGACACAACTGGAGAAATCACCGTTCTTTATCAGAACGCTTTATCAAGAGGACAGTAGTGGGATCAACATCTAATAACATTAAAGCCATTGCTACCACTGCAGGTTTAACCCCTGAGCAGCTAAAGCAAATCAATGGTTACACAAAAGCACTAGATACTCATCAGAAGTTGACTTCGCTACCTGCTGACGTTGCCAAAAAAGAATATTCAAAGTTAACACCAGATCAACAAAAAAGTCTTAAAGACCAATTTGGAAACATAGAAGAAAAACGTGGTTGGCTAGGAACAGCACTCCACTATACAGTTGAGCCATTATTCACAGCAGTTGCCGCTCCTGTTAAGTTAGCCTTTAAAGGTGTTCAAGAACTTTCTGATTTAACTACTCGTGCCTATCGCACAGGTGCTATCGCTATTGACCAAGGCGTTAACCTTGGAGAAGCGTGGACCACAGCTAACGATAAAGGCGATAAAGTATTTAGCCCTAACCGTATCGCTGCAGCACAAAAAGTTTATGGCGTAGATGTTATGAATGTGGCCCAAAAGGTTGCATCAGGTATGACGCTAGATCAAATCATTGCAGAAGGAACTGAGTCAGAAAAGCAAATTGCTGCTACTGCTGCTCAAAAGAAAGACGGACTTTTCCAAGAAGCACTAGATGCAGCACAAGCTGCTAAGTATTCTCCTGGACGTATGATTGCAAACGCTATTCTTCCTACATCTTGGGAAGGCTCAGGCGCAGCCTATAAACTAATATCAGGTGTAGGCGATGCAGCGTTCCGTATATTTGCAGATCCAACACTTGCTCTAGGTAAAGCTAAGAAAGCCTATGACGTGTCTAAATATGCTTTAGATAATATTGTTGGAAGTGCTGGTAACGTTGAAAAGGCATTCCAATCTGCCAGCGTCCAACGTTTTGATACAGCATTTACTGGAGCACTTAAAAATTATGCTCAAGCACAGTCTAAATTTAAAACTGGTGGCGTAGCAACCAAAGAACTTGTAGATGCACAAATTGCTTTAAAGCGAATTGCACCAGAGTTTGGTGACGATGTAATTGAAGCAATGATTAAGAATAAAGTTGTCGAAGCAGGAACTATAAAGAACTTCCTTGCTAACTCTGAAGATGCACTTCGTGTTCTAAAGGGCCAAGCAGGTCGTCAAGTTCAACTACTTCCTCGCCTTAATGCCGCTCGTCAATTGCGCATTACAGCAATGACTACTGGTAATAAGTTGCTTGCTTTTGATGCTGCAGGTAAGCGCATATCTCGTGAGATATTCAGCGATACTGTAACTCCTGCTGGTGTAGAAGCCAAACTAATGCAACAAACAAAATTTATTGACACTAGAACTGGCTTAGATGCTACAGCAAATACTCCAAAAGAGTTTTTACAGCAAGCCACTGCCAGCAAGATCGGTGTTATTGAAGGCAGAACAGCCAAGTTAAAAGATGACAACGGTTTCCGTATGCCATTACAGTATGTTCAAGAACGTATTGACCGCTTTGCCTCTAAGTTTTCAAAGGTCCCTTACTTCAAAGATAACTTCTTTGATCCTAATGCAGCAGATTCAGCAGAAAAGATTTATCAACTAGCACGTTTAAGCAATACTCGCTACAACTCTCGCCTATATGCAGAAGCATTTAAGGCTGGAGATGAAGCACAACGCCGTCAGATTATGATGGGTGTCTATAATACTATTGCTGAAATTCGTGGAATGAACAAGGTTCCTGGTGGCAAGAATATTCTTGACCAACTTGCTAACTCATCTCGTGAGCAACTATTTGCTCCACGTATTCTTGTGCGTGATGACAAGGGTAAAGCTATCCTTGATGACATAACAGGCGAACCAAAGTATTTTGAACCAAGTCTTTTTAATGACCAACAGTTTGCTATCTTTGGATTCCAAAAAGCATCTGGTATGACCGTGCCAAGGGTTCAAGATCTTGACCGTGTGGTTAGCCGTTACGCTGTAATGAGCAGACTTGTTGACTTTTCGCATACAAAGTTTGCAGAGGACCTAACCTCAGCTTGGTCATTCTTGACTCTAGCAGGACCACGTTTCGCAGTGCGTAACTCTATTGAAGATCTAATGGTTCACTTAGCTGTAGGTGATGGAGCTTGGGGCGTAGTAGCAGGTAGACGTTTATCTACCAAGATTCGCCTTGGTCAAGGCGGAGAAACTCTTAGTGTTATTAGTAAACTTGTTAATGCTAAATCAAAGTCTGAATTTGCTGGTAAAGTTGCTGAAGCAAAGACTGTAGAAGATGCCCGTAAGATTATGGCAGAAGCAGTTATGCGAGATAAGTTCTTAGGTAAGATTGACCCACAAGCTCGTGAGATTATTGCTGAAATGGCAGAGTTCGGTCAGATTGACGATATGCTTGCAGCAGTTGCAGAAGGTGGCAAAAAGGGTATTACTGGTTCTGATAACTGGAACGACGCCCTTCGCACTGTAGATAAATACGGCATATCACGTGAATATAAAATTGATGGTGTTACATACGCTAAAGCCCAAGGTGGAACTTACAGAGAATACAGCCCTGTAACTACTGAAGGTAAAATCGCTTGGATTACAAGCATTGCTGCAGTAGGCAACGATGAACTTGGTTCAATTGCTTTACGTTTTATTGAAAACCCAGAATATGCTCAAAAGGAAATTATTAAACTTCTTGGTTCACAACAATACGCTAAAGAACGTGCTGGATTCCAGCTATATAAAAATGGTGCTGATGAGGCAGAACACGCACGTCGTGTATATGAAGCTACACGTAACCTATTTGTAAAAGGTGACAACACTTTAAACCAAGAACTTTTAAAGAAAGTTCGCATTAGAACACCCGAAGGTGGCATTAAGGTAAATACCCGTGACTTAGGTATTGATGATTTACCTAAACTTGCAGCAGATGCGCCTCAATATGTGTCAGGTCCAACTGTTATGCCTATTGCTGAAGGCAATATGGCAGGTAAAATTGTTGGAAAGCACTGGGATTGGCTTGGCGAGATGAACGCTCGCTGGTCACGTGAGCCTTTAGTTCTTACAGCAGCAGTTGATATCCGCAAACGCTGGAAATCTGGTGGTCTTGAAGAACGTTACTTGAAACTAATCACAGATCCTATTCGCAATAACGCTAAGTTATCGGAATCTGAAAAACTTGTATTATTAAATCAGGCTGAAACAGCCGGTAAGCGCAAGATAATTGAACTTACTCAGGACTTAGCCCGCGAACGCACTTTATCTTACGTAGATAATCCTGAAGTTCGCACTCAATTAGCCTTTGCTATGCGTAACTTTGCCCGTTACTACCGTGCAACTGAAGACTTCTATCGTCGCGTTGCTCGTGGTGTGCGTTATAACCCTGAATCAGTAGCACGTTTGTCACTTACATACGAAGGTGCAACACATTCTGGCTTTGTTCAGAAGGATGACCAAGGCGAGGCATATTTTATCTACCCAGGTGTAGGTATGGTTTATCCAGTAATGGCTAAACTAGGTAACTTGTTTGGTATTAAGAACGCATTTGCTGCGCCAATGCCAGTTGAGTTCGGTGCTAAGTTAAATATGATTACACCATCAATGAACCCAGACTCAATGTTTCCAACATTCTCTGGCCCATTAGCAGCATTCCCAGTAAAAATTATGTATAACTTAGTTCCTTCTCTAAAAGAATCTGAGAAGTATCTATTCGGAACATACGGCGAAGATCAACCTATTCTTAACTCTATAATGCCAGCACATATCAACCGTGCGCTAGCAGCGCTAGATAAGTCTGACCGTGAATCACAATACGCTTCAGCTTTCCGTAAAGCAGTAACATATCTTGAGGCTACTGGACACGGACTTGAGATTAAAACTGATCCTAAGACCGGTGAGCAAATACCTCCAAGTGTTGGAGAGCAAGAGGCTTACTTAGATAAGTTAAAGTCTACAACTCAAACAGTATTAGGTATGCGCTTCTTTAGTGCTTTGATATTGCCAGCAAGCCCAAGCGTCAGCCTAAAGTCCGAGATGGCAGATTGGGTTCGTGACAACGAACGCACCAGCTTTAAGCAGGTATTTTCTAACCTTGTAACAAATTACAATGGAGATTACGACAAGGCTATGCAGGAATGGATCCGTCTATTCCCTAAGCAGATGCCATATACAGTATCTGAAAGCCAGAAGAAGACTGTTGCCGTTATTCGTTACGGAGAAGCAGCAGGTAACTTCGTTGATAACAACGTTGAACTGCTAAAGAAGTATCCACAAGCTGCAGCATTCTTGATTCCACAAATTGGTAAGTTTAGTTATGACTCTTACAAGACCTTGGTTAACGAAGGATTCTTGGATAAGAAGCCAGTTGCCGACTTCTTGAAAGAATCACAGGTTGCCCAAGACCGTCAGTTCTATTTCCAACAGAACAAGATTTACAAAGAGTCTCTAGCAGCAACTACTTCTACAGATCAAAAGCGTCGCATCAATGATGCGTGGCAGACTTGGTCTAAGGAGTATATGGGAGCAAGACCTATCTTGGCTACTGAATTCGCTAAGGGAACTGAAACCGATATTCGTCGTGGTGAAGCCCTTAAAGACTTGCGTAATATGTTTGCTAACGAAAAGTCGCTACCTAATAGCCAAGTCAGTTCAGTTTTAAAACAAATGCTTAGTATCTATGATTCATTCGTAGCAGCGTCATCACAAATAACTGATCGTTCAGATGCTTCTTTAAGACGTCTGGAAGCTATGAAAGATGGCACAAAAATCCAACTTGAAAAAATTGGTAGCAGTAATCCAAATACAAAGTCTGCATATAGTATATTATTTGCACAATTGATCGGAGATTAATGTGGGTCGCACCGCACCAAAACTAAAGAAACCTGCAGTCGCTGAAACAACAGTAGACGCAGCAGCAACATCTGGTGGTTTTGACCCTAACGCTGCCGGTGCCTCTTACATTACTTCTTCAATTGCTACTGCTTCTGACCCAGGACGTCTTGAGAAAAAGACAGAAGCCCAGTTAAATCAAGAGCTTATTAATATGACCACACAAGAGCGTATCTCATATGCTAATCGTTTAAAGTCTGCAGGATATTCTGTGGGTAATATTACGGGACAAGTAACTAAGAGCTTACGTAGAGCGTGGCTTGATTCTCATTCAGATTTAACTAATGAAATTACATCAGGTCAGCAGTTAGACCTTCCTACATTCCTAGAGATTAACAAAGGTGCTGGCGGTAAAGGTGGCGGTTCTGGTGTAACTATCCAAGCATCACAAATAAATGAAACTAGTGCTGAGGCTTTAATTAACAAACTGTTCCAAGACCTTACAGGATATAAGGCTACTTCAAAGCAGATAGCCCAATATACAAAAGAACTTCGCAAGGCTCAGGCGGCTAATCCAACAAGAACTGCTTATACATCTGGCGGCAATGTAACTAACTCTATGACAACTGGCGGCATAGATACAGCTCAGTTCCTTACAAGCCAGATTGAAGAAACACAACCAGCAGTAAACAAGCGGGCTACTGATGCCTATAGAATTATGTTAGATGAACTCGGAGGACTACGCTAAATGCCAAAGAGTGACAAGTATGATTTAGCTAATTTATTAGCAAACTACAATGCTGATTTCCAAACTAATAATAGTAAAGCAGCAGTAGCAAAAAGAATAGCCGAAGACCCAGATGAGTCACCTGAACGTCGTGCCGAATTTAAAAAGAAGTATCAAGATGCTATTGCTAAGCGAAAAGTTTTAGCTGATAAGATTAGAGAAACACAAAATGCTGTAGATAAAATTACAGGCACTGATGAAATTCAAGAGATTAAAAAAGATTACGATAAACTTAAAGAAACTCTTGCTTTACAATTAGAACCAAATAGTCAAGTAGCAGCTAAAGTCCAAAAGCAAATAGATGACTTAGTGCCAAAGTTCCAAGAAGCTTACTCTAAGTCAGTTGGAACTCGTGTTTCATCTGCAGTAGCTAAATCAAAACTATTTGGAACTGAAGTCCCAACTATTTCTACGCCAAAAGGTGGAGGAGTGTCTGATGTTGCGAGCGAAACGCCTTCATCTGTAACCCCATCTACGGTTAGCGCTGAAAAAATTAACCAGCCTAAAGCAACTGGTGGTGGACAAGTGGGTCAAGGTGCACCTTCTGGTTCCGGTAAAGGAAAAGAAAAAACCAAGAAGAAGACATCTGCTCAGTTGGAAGAAGCAGCTATCACTACTGCAGCAAGAGACTTAGATCTTCCTGAAACTTTGTTTAAGAATATACCTAGTCTTCAATTAATTCTTGAAAAGTATTCAGACCCTAAAACTGGGATGACTGATTCTGAGTTGCGTAAAGCAATTCGTGATGACGTTTGGTATAGGCAAAATTCTGCTGAAATAAAGCAACGTTATGTCCAACTTTACAACTATAGAGATTTGGTCAAGACAGGTCAGGCTAAAGGTTCAACTGATTACGAAAAGCAGATTGCCACTCTAACTCGTCAGTTAGAAAACAAGGCTCGTGAGATAGGTTCAGGTGCTGCATCGGATCCAGCAGCATTGCGACGCGCTGCTGAGAATATGTATATCACAAATCAGACTATTGAAGATCCAATGACTGTTGATTTCTTGGCTTCATCTATCCGCCCAATAACTTCGATGATTGCTGGCAGACCAACTGAAGGATATTCTGGTAAAGCCCTTGCTGATTATCAGACACTTCAATCTATTGCTAGAGGTAATGGATTTGCTATAAAGGATATAGTCCCTGGCGCTATGACCGAACAACAAGTTCTAAAGGGTATCGCTACTGGAACTATTGATGTAAACCGTGTAGCACAAGACGCTCGTAAGTTAGCGGCACAAGGGCAACCACAATATGTCCGTGACCTTTTAGGCCAAGGATATGATTTAGCTCAAGTATATGCACCATACCGTCAAACTATGGCTAATATTCTTGATATTCAAGATCCAAACCAAATTGATTTGAACGATCCAACTTTACGTATGGCTATTACAGACAAAGGCGATATGAACTTGTATGATTTCAAAAAGGCACTTCGTCAAGATAATCGCTGGCAATATACAGCACAAGCTAAACAAGATGTTTCAACAGCAGCACTTCAAGTGCTACGTGACTTCGGATTCCAGGGGTAAATAATGGCTATCGAAGATATCCTTACAAAAACAGAAGAAGAACTATTTGGTATTAATAATCCTAGCCTAGAAGATATATATGCTGCGGAAGATGCTGAAGCAATAGCGGCTGATAAAGCGCTAATGGCTGGCATTGTTCCAGATCCCCCAAAAGATGTAACAGCAACTGGTCTTAAAACTGAAGCACAAATAGCAGCAGAAACTGCAGCAGCAGGAAGACAGGCTGATCGTCAATCTGCCTATGATCTTCTTTACTCGCAATTTGCCCAGTATGGGCTTAGTTCTTTAGTAGAACCATTAAGAGGTCTTATTATTTCTGGTGCTTCGCCAGCAGAATTTACTATTAAATTACGTGAATCAGAGCCATACAAAAAGCGCTTTGCTGGTAATGCTCAGCGCATTGCTAAAGGATTAACGGCAATTGATGAAGCCACTTATCTTGCTACTGAGGATAAGTATCAAGCGCTTATGCGTAACTATGGCTTGCCTCAATCATATTGGGCTAAAGATTCTATGGGAACACAAGAAGGATTTACTAATTTAATTGGCAACGATGTTTCTGCGGTAGAACTAGAAGATCGTATTATGACTGCACAGAACCGCGTCATTAATGCTAACCCTGAAGTGTCAAGAGCGTTAAAACAATTCTATCCTGATATTACTAATGGCGATATCTTGGCTTACACTCTTGATCCACAACAGGGACTATCTGATATTAAGCGTAAGGTAACTGCCGCAGAGATTGGTGGTGCTGCAGCACGTTCTGGTTTGACCACTAATGTTTCAGATGCTGAGTATTTACAGCGTTATGGTGTTACAAAGGAAACAGCAGAACAAGGTTACACAACTATTGCAAGTGGCCTACAACGTGGTTCACAACTAGCCTCGATATATGGAGAAAATCCATATACACAAGCAACTGCAGAGACAGAAGTATTTAACGTTCCAGGCGCTGCAGAAGCTCGTAAGCAACGTCAGAAGATTTCCGGACTAGAAAAAGCTACCTTTGGCGGTCAGACCGGTATCTCTCAAGGAGCGCTAAGCCGCGATAGATCTGGCGCTTACTAAACTAATCCTGCCACTAGAACTACTGGCCTAGTGGAGCGACAACAATACCAGGAGTCAGAGCCATACCCAATCCCCATTGGAATATGAGGCTGGCGAAATCAACTAACTGATAGGGAGAAGGACATATGTCCAATTACGAGTATGAGGATGAAGACGACGATATCGCAACCGATTCGTCGAATGACCTTGTAAAGCAACTACGCAAGGCTGCAAAGCAAAAGGATAAAGAACTGCAAGAACTTCGTTCTCAGTTTGAAAACCTTAGCAAAGGCCAACGCGAACGAGCAATTAAGGATGTCCTCGCAACTCGCGGGGTAAATAGCAAAATTGCTTCATTTATTCCGCAGGACATTGACCCGACTGAAGAGTCTTTGTCTAAATGGCTAGATGATTATGCCGATGTATTTGGCTTTGAATCTGGTCAAACCCAGGCAACACCTAATGTAGATCCAGCTCAAGCGGCTGCATATAAGAGAATGACTAATACTGCTGACTCTGGTGCTTCACCAGAACATAACACAGATATTATGCAAAAAATTCTCAATACAAATAGCCGTGAAGAATTGGATGAAGTCATTAGATTGTCTGGACTCTAATCCGATCCTAAACTAAGAAAGGCTAAACCTAATGGCAATTCCAACAGGAACACCCACAACGGCACAGAGCCTCAGCAACCTCGTAACTACCGCATACGACCAGTATGTAAGAATGGCGCTTCGCTCCATTCCGGTTATGCGTTCACTTGCTGATGTTAAGCCAGTTCAACAGGCAATGCCAGGATCATCAGTTGTATTCTCAATCTACTCAGATTTAGCACAAGCTACTTCTACATTGACAGAAGCAAATGATGTATCAAGCATTGCATTAGGTAACCCTTCACAGGTTACAGTAACTCTGAACGAATACGGTTCAGCAGTAACAACAACAAAGAAGTTGAACCTAACTTCATTCAACGATGTTGACTCAGCACTTGCTGACATCATCGCTTACAACGCAGCAGACTCGATTGACAACGTAGTAGGACAGGTACTCTCAAAGGGTACTAACGTTCTTTACTCAGCAGGTCCATCAGGTGCTGCTCCAACTGCATCTTCTGGAGTTCTACCAGTAGATACAATCTCAGTTGCAGATATCCGCAACGCTGTTGTAACACTACGCACAAACAAGGCACTGCCTCGTATGGGCGAACTCTATGCAGCATACCTACACCCACGTCAATCAGCCGATCTTCGCGCTGAAACAGGCACCGGTGGATTCCAGGAACTCTCAAAGTACGTAGATCGTACTCCGTTTGTTGCTGGCGCAGTAGGCGTTATTGAAGGCGCTTTCGTTGTTGAGACACCACGTGTTCTTAACGGTATGAAGCTAGGTACAGGTGCTAATACTACTATCGCACCTACAGTATCAATCACTAACGTTGTTGCAACAACAAGCGCTGTAACAATCACAACATCAACTGAACACGGTCTTGGCGTAGGTCAGGTCGTAACAGTTGCTGCTGTAACAAACACAGCAGT